CTAAGGCAGCGGTTGAATTTCGAGATAGGCGTTCATCGTGCAGGTGCTGCCCTGGGGCGTACCGATGTTCAAATACAGGGTCGTAAAATTATACGCCGTGCCGCCGGCGCCGCTTGATTGAGTGCCGTTTCCGGCCGTGTTTAAGGCAGTCGTGGTTATCGCCGAAAGGGCGGTTTGCCCGAGGAGTGCCGTGCCGCCCTGGGAGGCAGCACTGTAGAGGCCAAACTTTGCCGTCGTGAATGTTCCGGTCAGGCCTTGTGTGAAGTACGTCTTGATTCGCCAATTCGACACACCAGACGGCAACGGCACGGTAAACGATGTGTCCCCGGTCGCGTTGCAGTTCACGTTATCGATCGGAATATTGATCTGCGGATAATTGAGCAGCGCCAGGACTTGCGATGGTGTGCAATCAACTTCAGACGTGCCGTTGAGGCTGCATTTGACGGTATTTGCGCCGCCCGACGCCATGCCGGAATTTTGCAGCTGCTCGTATTTGTTATTCGCGCTCGAACCGCCCCCTGACACTATCGGCCAATGACTGGTGCCGAAATCGAACGATGACGACGCTCCGCTGCCGGATGGCACACCGATCGCGCCAACGAAACTGATCGGCACGCAATCGGATGAGCCGGGAAAGAACGAGTTAGGATTCTCCAAGCCCGCCAGGACGAATGGCCCGCCGATGTTGCAGCGGCGCCCAGTGATTCCGGAGAATCCAGGGAAGCTTGGTGAGGCGGCACTCAGCGGCTGGCCGCCGTTGATGATCCCGCCGGTGCCAATGATGGCGAAAGAGGACGAGAAAGTTAGGCCGGCAGAGCCAGTGCATCCTACGGCGGGATCGAGGACGCCGCCAGATGTGATATAGAGAAACGCTACCATATTGCCGGTGACAAAACAGGGTCCGTCAATAGTGACAGAGGCGCCGTAGGTCAAATCGATGGCAATGCCCGACGTGAGCGCACCGAAGGAAACATTGTTTAGATCGACGTGCCCGGGAGCACCGACACCGCCAACAATGAAATTCTCGCCATTGCTGGAACCGTTATCCGCGAACGCCACATTGTTGAATCCGAGCGTGCATCCATCCTTGAACGCGACAGCGTTGCCGAAGAGCGGCGGCACAATGGCAACGGAGGTCGCAGCGGTGCTGTCGCCGTTGACCTGGATAACAGACGTGCCGAGGAAGGGGCCGCCTTCGCAAACCATCGCGTAATTCGGCGAAGCTGCATGCGCGAGATTGATCGCATTGGCGAAGCCGGCTGAGTGAATATGGTTCAGAAAAAGATTTAACGCGCGCTGCGCAGTCAGGCACGCGGTCGCCGGCCGCAGGCAATCGTTGGCGTCGCTTCCAGGCCCGCAGGTCGAAGCGCCTGTCGTGCCGCAGGTCGCGGACGCGGTGATAACATCGCCGTTGCCGATGCCGGCGCCAACGACATTCGCCGACAATACCGCCGTCGTGCCGGTTACCGAAAGCACCGTTGTGCCGCTCGGGATGGCGGCCGGTGTAGTGACGTCAGAGATCTGCACGCCGGCCGCAATCCACGACGGCGTTGAGGCGAAATTCAGCGTGTTGTTGCCGGCAGAAGTGGTGGCGTTGGTCGTCGCGGAATTGCCATTAACATAAAGCGTGGTTGAGGCGGAAACGACCCAGAGACCGGGATTATAGAACGACTGCCACGCGCCGTTGACGATCTTCACGCCGGCCGATTGGCCGGGGAAAAGCTCGGCGAAAAGATCGGATGGAAAGCCCGACAAGAATTTAGCGTTGGTGCCGTCGCCGTTCTTGATCAGCACCGAGCAGTTCGACGGGAACCCGGTGACCGCCGGCAGCGTCAAGGTGAACTGCCCGGTCGAGCCGGTGCCAAGCTGTATCGTCTTGCCGCAATCGGTCGCTGCAACGGAGTAGTTGGAGATTTGCGTGTTGAGAATATTCTCGTCAATTCCCGCAGCCGCGGCAATGCCGTAGCCGCCAAGCGTCGTCGGCGTGCCGGTGATTCCGCTCCAAGCGGCGCTAGAGCACGTCGCGGCGGCATTCGATAAATCACCGCACGCCGGCTGCGATTGATGGGGGGCGCCCGACGTGGAAACTGAATCGATCCACTGATGGGCGATAGCGGCGATGCTCTCGATGCCGCCAAGGGTCGAGGCAGTGGGACTCGGCGGTATGACCACGCCATCGATATTTCCGCCGCCGGATTGCGTGCACGGCGAGTTGCCGGGGAAGTAGGTGTTGGCGTTGCCGGTGGCGCTGAGGATCAGGCCGCCGGTATTTGCTTGGCAGCGTGAACCGGTGACCGTATTGCCATGAAGATTAATCGTGATGTTTTGAAAAATGGCTTTTCCATCAGAATCAGCATAGGCAAATCCCAGCCCGCTAAACGACGGATTGATCCCTGGCAATAGATCAATATTGGCAGTGACGTCATTGACGAACAGACCGCCGCTGGTCACTTGCACGGCGGCGTTTGACGCCCCACTCGCGAAGCCAATGTCGGCTCCTAGATGGACTTGGGAATTATCGTTGATGTTGAACAGACTGGCGGGCGAGCCACCAAAAATATTGCCAGCAACCAGAAGTTCGAAACACCCGTTGGTGGCCGCAAAGGCGACCGAGGTGGATTGAAAGAAGATATTTGAAAACGCTATATTTGTCTGAAAGTAACATCCGACAGCGGGATTGCCGGCCACGCTGAACGCAGAACCGTTGGTGACCGTACCGCCGCCGGCGTAAGCACCCCCAAACGTAGTGCCCTGCAACGTCAGATGAGTGCCGTCAGTGACTGTCGCCCGCCAGGTCCCGTTGCATCCCGTCGCGCCGCCGACCCCGTAGACCGAAACGATCTCGTTTGCCGAATAGGTCGACGTGGACGAAAGCGCGATTTCGCACAAACCACCGTTGCTGACCGCTCCGGTAATCGACAACGATGCCCCAACAACCCTAAGCGCGTTGCCGCCCTGGGCGCCGACAAGGTCATGGAACGCAACATGAAGGCCTGACAAATCAGTCGTCGCAGCAGCCATATTGCAGACTGCTTGCGTTTGTCCCAATGAGACAAAATCGATTTGGTCGACGACAAAGTTCAAACATTGTTGGGCAGTCTTGAACGCGGAAGCGCCAGGCGCGAGACCATCCGTGGCGCCAATCGCGTCCGTGCCGTTTGCATAGTCACTATAGAAATTAGTCAGCGCGCCAAAGGTCTGCGGCGAGCGCCAACGGCCCGGCCGCGAAAGCACGGCCCACGTGCCATTGACGATGCCGATCTTGCACGTCTGCCCTGGCCAAAGAATGTTTTGCGTCGAACACCCGCTACCGCTCAGTCCCGAGATTCCTTTGCCGCGAAGCGTTGTGGTGTCGCCATTGGTGATGTTTACGACGCAATTGGATGGAAAGCCGGAAACACCTGGAACCGTAATGGTGAAAAAGCCGGTCGACCCCGTGCCCGCCAGAACGGTCCCACCGCAATATTCCCCCGCGATCGTGGTGTTCGAAGTGACCGGCCATGGCAAATTGGCATCGACGCCGTAGCCGAGGAACGTGGCGCCCGTGGCCAGGCAGGCGGCCACGATGACGGCGCCGGCCAATCCGAAGCGGCGCAACGCGCCGGACTGTTTGTTTGCTTGATTCGTCATCGCGCTGTCCATCTCATCATAATCCATAGCCGGAATTCACGCCATCGTTGAAGGGGATCAACTCGAACCGCGACCCCGTGGGCGGGGACAACGAGGTGCCGCCGTCGAACGTGTCCGCGCCGGTCGGCACCAGGGTCACCGCCGCCGATCCGATCAAAATCTTGAAGGTGATCGAACCGACGCGCGACGATGCCGCAGGCACGGTGATTGTCAGCGGCGAAGTGACATTAACGTTAAGGATGACGTCGTCCGCGGTGACCGGCAAGTCGGCCGAGCTGTGGATGGCGCGCTGCTTTTCGGCGCGCCGCGCCAGCGCGAACCCGCCTAGCGTCGCGCCGTCGTGCACCACGGCGCGGTTGTTGGTGGTATCGACGACGACCTCGCCCTGGGCGCCGGTGAAGGTCGCGACCTGGGCCGAAGTGCCGCGGCGCAGTTGGACTTGTGTTGCGGTTGTCATTTTACACCGCGCGCGCCTGCCGCAGCAGCGCGTCCCGCGCGTAACCGCGCACTTCAACCCAGTCGCGCGCGGCCAAGTGATGATGGCGCAGAGAGCCGTCGTCGTTCGCCGGTTGCTCCAGCGCGCCCATGATCTCGCGTAGGCGGGCGTGGCTACTGATCATGGCCGAGCTGCCGGTCGAGCTGTTGAAATAGATCGTATAGGTCGTGCTTGATGTCGTCTGCGGCGCATCGATGATGTCATAGGAGACCACGCCATCAAGCCCGAAATCGTTGGCGCCGCCGCCGGTAGCGCCGGTCTGCGCCGATTGGCTGATATTGGTGGAGCTGCCGCGGCGCACCACCGAGGTGACGACAGCTGTGACCGCGGTGTTGACGGTGCCGGATTCGCTCACCTCGATCAGATTGACAGCGCTGGTCGGGGTGATGCTCGCGGCAGCGCTGGAAGCGGCGAAGGTGGCGCCGGCGCTGGTGACTGTGCTGCTCTGGGTGAATACCTCTTGTACGGTGTCGCCGGGCTTGTGGACGCCCGGGCCGAACACCTGGATCTTGCTTGGCGTCGTCGCCCAGCCGGTGCCGGCGGTCCATGTCACCTCGACATAGCCGGCTATTCTGATCGCCACGCCCGACATGGCTGCGACATTTGCCTGGATCATGCCGGCTGCCCCGCCTCCAGTCGTTCCCGAGCCGGTCGTTTGCAACACATCTTCGGCCAGCGGGAAGACTTGCGTTGTGGTCGATTGATTGCTTAAGCCGAGCCGGATATCGGCGCAGCTTCCCGACAATTCCGTGCGGCAGATCAGCGTGACCCAAAGTCGGCACACGACGGCAGTGGTGCAGCCCATGGAAAAGCCGCTGTTGACCTGAAACGACAGCGCCGAGGTGATTTGGCCATAGACAACGCCGTTCGATCCGTTATTGAGCGTCGTCGATCGGAAATTGACCAGCACCGGATTTGCCGGCGATGACGGATTGCTGCCGTTCACGCCGAGAACGGACACCGTGAGGTTGTTGCCGGAAACGGCCGCGGCGAGTTGCAGGTTGAGCGGCGCCTCATAGCCCAGCGCCGATTGCGCCAAAGCCGACGCTCCGACATTAAGCCCGAACGTCGACAGTGCCGCGCCGGTCGCGCGCTCATAATGGATCACCTGCACGTTGGTCGAGGTGAGCGCCAACACAATCGCGTAGTCGCCTGTGGCGGTGACGATATTGCTGCCGTTGTTCGGCAAATTCAGTGGCGTACCGCCGGTACCCCCGCCCTGGGTCAAGGTCAGCGCGCCGGCAAACGTGACGATCTTGACCGTGCCGGGCACCGCATGACCGTTCGCCAATTGGGTGATCGTGCTCGTCCCGGTCACCGCGACGGAAGCGGCCGGCACCGACCACAGATCGGTGATGGAGGCGCTGGCCAGTGACGCCTGGACGCCGCCACCGATCTGCACGGCATTCAAGTGGTTGGTGGTGTCGACATTCCAGAGATTGTTCCAGCCCGTGCCGTCCCATTGTGCGACGTAGCCGGTGTTGGTGTTCCACCACAGCATTCCCGTCGTCGGCGAGTCTGGCGTTGTGCCGCCTGCGAACAGCGCGAGCGCGCTGCCGAGGCAGTTGTTGATGTCGTTGACCAGCGTGAGCCCGGACACCGTGCCCGAAGTCGGCATGACGCAGATCAGGGGCACCGCCGCTGCCGGGGTTGCCGCGACGATCGTGCCGGCGACGAAGAATGCAGCAAAAGCCGCGCGAATGCATTTGATCATGTCAAAATCCCTCGACCGTTATGTTGACGTTGTCACGCTCGACCCGAAAGCCGCCGTTGGTGAACTGAATGGTCAGCTGCGATAGCGACAAGCCGCTGATGCTGTATAGATCGCCCGCCGTCGGCTGCCACGACACGCTCACATAAGGCAGATCCGCGCTGCCGGGCCCGCCGTTGAACGCCGCCGGCGTCGTGGTGCCGTCGCGCTGGAAGGCGATGGTGAGGCCGCCGGGGCTGCTTGGCACGCTTTGTTGCTGATAATGATCGATGCGCGACGGCAGCTGCACCGTGTAATTGAACGCCATTGCCTCGGCGATGGTGTTTGGATCGCTCGACTGCAGCGCAAGCCGAAAGTTCCAAGCCATCGCCGGATAGACACCGGGAACGAATTTCTGCCAGGGACCAAAGAAGACGATGGTATCGCCGGCCGAAACGCCGGGACCGGTCACATTCTCGGACAGCGTAATGGTGGTTGACGTGGTCGCGTGCACCGTTGTGCCGGTCGCAATGGCGCCCCGTTGCGTGAAGTCGACGACCGTCAGGCCGGCCACGACCCAGGCCGGCACCGCGGCAAATGTCAGAACGGCCCCCGATGGCGCCGTCGCGCTCGCCGTCAGCGTTTGCTGTGCCAACGCGATTTCGATCCAGCCGTCGACATATTGGGTCGAGGCCGAGCCGAGAATGTCGGCATCGGTCAGGACGTCGGCGTCGGCAAGAACATTCTGGCCGACCGGCACGCCCTGGATCTGCGTCGACGCGTTCACCGAGGCCTGCACCACCGACCCGGCATTGACGATGTGCGCCGCCGGTATGGTGTAGTAGAGCGGCGTATCGGTGATCACGCCGCCGAAATCGAGTACGTCCGGAATCGAGAACACGATGGTGTCGCCGGACAGAACGCCGGGAACCGGCGCGCTGATGGCGACCGTAGCCGACGTGGCGGTGATGGAACCATAATCGACGTCGGTCGTAGCCGATGCCGTAATCGCACCGTAGTCCGCGTCTGCCGCCACCGTGCCCACGACCGGGCCATCATCGATGGCGTTGTAAACGATCGCAGTGGCGGTCGCGAGCTCCGGGATGACGCCGGCCGTCGTGGTATCGGCGACCGCCATGCCGACCGCGACATTCGACGGCAGATAGGCGAACGACAAAACGTTGCCGCTTGTGGTCGCAGCGTCCGTCACCGCCGATTGCAGCAGCGGATTGGCGCCGAGGATATTTCCGGCGCCGCCCAACCTCAAGTTTCCGGCATCGACACCGATGCCGTTCTGGAACGTGCCGGTCCAGCCGGTCGCCTGTTCGTCGAAGCCGGCGAGCAGGTTGAGCGAAAGCTGGTTGCCGGAAATCTCGATCGCCGACGCATTGTCGCTATAGACCGTCAGCCCCGCGACCGGCTGGCAGCGCGCCTTGATCAGAAAGGTGCCGTTGCCTTGCGCAATGAACGGCGGATGCGCCTGCGAGCGGATGAATTGCGCGTTATCCCAGGCATTGCCCTGGCGGACCTCGTAGAGAATGCCGTTGCGAAAATCCTCGATCTCGTCCCAGTAGATCTTCTGGAATCCTGCCTCATAATTGGTGTAGAGGTCGCTGACGTCGGGCAGCGGCGAAGCCAGCGCGGCTCCGGTGATCGTGTAGGCGAACGCGGTGCAGTCGGCGAGCGATTGGGTGCCGCCGCCGTAGACGTTGAAGCTCTGGAACTTCAGATAGACCGTGTCGCCGATGCGGCTTTGATCGTAGGGATAAGAGAAGAACGCACCATCGAGCCGCGCGAATTTGGTGACGAGGGCCGGATGGTCGACGATCTGGTCTTCCGTGCCATAGGCGCCGCGCACCAGGTAATTGAGATTGTACGTGTTCGGGCCCGTCAGCGTCGCCGTCTCGTAAGAGACGATCTCGCCGCCGACATAGCAGCGGTTGTTCAGCGCCCTGGCATCGGCTTGGGTGCCGGACGACAACAAGCCTGCGCTTTCCGTCAGATCGACCGACAGCGTGTGGATCTGGTCGATGGTCTGCCCGGTAATGCTGACGCCGACGGTTGGCAGGTCAGCCGTGGTGACGCCGATGCGGGCGCCGGCGCTGACAGTGCCGATTTGGCTGTAGTTGCCATCTTGTTGATAGGACAGCCAAATATTGCAGCCGCCCCACAGCGGATTAACGCTGCACGCGCCCGCCATGATCTTGAGGCCGCCGCCGAGCTGGTCGGTCGGCTCGAAGATGAGGACGTCGGCGACCGAGCCCGGATCGGCATTGCGGTCGTTCGGCACATTGACGACCGAGGTCGTCGCGTATTTGGTCGCCGTCGCATAGCCGAGCGGAAACTCTTCCGCGGTGATCTCCAGATAGCCGTTCTCGTTCTCCTCGATATTGGTGATGCGGATCGGCGTCTTGTTGAGGCCGAGCACGGTGTCGGTGACCGTCACCAGGTCCATGGGATCGAGCAGGCAATATTCCCACGACAGGCGAAACTTGTAGGTATTGCGGATATAGACCGCGCGCTGCAGCATCAGCTGCGCCGCGATCAGGGCCACGCCGGTGTCGCAGATTTCGTGCGCCGTGACGGTCGGCGCGATGCGCTCGCCGCGGACGGTATTACCGAGATTACTAAGGCTCTGGCTGGTCAGCTCGATGGCGTTCTGATCGCGCGATTCGACCGGGGTGAGGTTGTAGGCGTTGTTGCGATCGGCGCATTCCACGCGCCAGACGTTGTAGGCCTGATAAGGATCGGTGCGCGACACCGTGAGCGGATCGGCATTGTTCTCGACGATGTAGTCGTCGTCGCCGAGATCGTAAATCGGCGTCACGTTCGGATTGAACGTCACGCCGTTGCCGGTCACCGCGGTGTCGCCATAGGGAATGAAGCGCAAGAGGCCGCCCGACCAGACGGCCGCGGTATTGGTCAGCTGCAGCCAGCGGTTCAGAATACCCGATGCCGCCTCGGCGTTGGTGAGCGCCGGGCTGAACGCCAGGCCGACCGCGCGGCAATAGGTCTGATACGACGCGTCGTCGCCTGAGCCGAGAAGCGACGTCGTGTCGATCGACACGGTCGGAAAGCCGACGCCATATTGTGGATTGGTCAAAAAGTCGGAGACGACCTGCGCCGGATCGGCATCGACGAAAATTGCCGTCGTGCCGGGAACGTCGGTGTAAGGCGTCTGCCCGTGGCCGGTGGCATAGAGGAAACCCAAAACTTCGAAATTGTGGTTGTCGAGCGTCGCGCTGCCGGACAAGTCGTATTGCGCAGCGGCGACATAAGCGGTGCCCTGATAGGACAGCGCGACCTGGCCCAATAACGCCGCTTCGCCGAGCGTCGGCTGAATATCGGCGAGGATCCCCACGATCGAGCTGGTGGCGGCCGGCGTGGACAGATAGGACCACACGGGCTGCGGCGTGCCGCCGAGAAACAGCGACAGTCCGAGCGCGCCGAGCGACGTCGTCGACTGTCCGCGCCAAACATCCCCGATGCCCGTGATCGGCCCTTCGCAGATCGCCAAAATGACGTCAGCCTTATAGTCGTACTGACCCGTGTTGCTGTTGCCGCCGCCGCTGTTGAAGAGTCCTTTGCCGCCGCCGCCGCTGCTACCGGCCGGGATCGCCTTGAAGTTGGCATACCAGATGACGTTCGGCGCGAGCTTGCTGGTTCCCCACACGATCGGGATCGGCAGCGCCGAGACCGCGGTCTGGATTTGCAGTCCGGTATAGTCCGGCGTCGAAGCTGGTTTTGATCCGCCGCTGCGGAATATGCTCATGGCCTGCGCTCATGATTTCTTGTTGCCGCTTTTTTTGGCCCAGATGCTGAAAAAAAGCGGCTTACGCGCCGGATCGGCAAGCACGGCGTTGCGCAAAACTTCGTCCTCGATGACCATTCCCGCCTGGTGGTAGGCGTGAACCATGCGCAGCGGCGCTACCGCGGTGACGATGCCGCCGTGCGAGTAACAACGGCCATAACGGAACACCATCACGTCGCCTGACAGCGGCTGCACCACTTCGGCGCCGCGATCGAAGATGAAGCCGAGATAGCGCTCTTCGCTGCGGTGCAGATGCCAGTCCACCGGATAAGGCCGCGGATCGAACGGCGCACACAGATTCAAGTCGACGAAAACGCGCACCAGCAGCATGCCGCAATCGACGCCGACACCCTTGATATCGGCGCAGTTGTGATAGGGCGTGCCGATCCATGACCGCGCCGCGGCGATGACGGCCGCACGTTGTGCGGCCTCGGACGACGGAGGACGGACGACGGAGGACGGATTGTTGTCGTCCATGATCTGTCCTCTGTCGTCCGTCGTCTGTCGTCCGAATCAGATCGCCATCTGTGGCGGCGGCACGTAGGGAAAGCCGCGAAAATTGACCAGATTGTTGAACTTCGCCTGGCACGTCGTCAGCGTGTGATCGCAGCCGAAAAACACCGTGAAGCCATCGCCCAACGCCGGCACGCTCTGCAGCGGATTGATGAGGTTCAACGAGGAGCCGTTCACCACCGAGCCGACCGTCGCCGTCACGCCGGCAAGAACGCCTGAGTTGAACGTGATCGTGCCCTGGGCAAAGTTGGCATTGGCGAGGGACCAATAGATGATCGAGGCTGTCGATCCGGCACCGACCGTGCCGCTGTTGCTGTACGACGGCGATATCGACGTCTTGCTGAGCTTGCATCCGCCATCGTAAAGCGTATGCAGGCAGGTCGGCTGATACATGTTGCGCGGCATATCGATGTCGAGCAGCACCAGATCGGAATTGACAGTCAGCTTTGCCGAAGTGCGGCCAATCTCATCGATATTGCCGAGCCGCCCCTTGAACAGCATCGCCGCGCCGATCGCAGTGCCGCCCAGCCGGTCGGAGAAAAACACCCGATAGCGCACGATCTCGCAGCCGTCGAACGATCCGTCGCGCAACGCCTGTAGAAACGGCGCGCCGCCCGAAATGGCGTCGGTCGAGCGCGCCGCGATGGTGATCTGCTGCTGGTCGGCCTCGAGCCCGACTGCGGCCTTGTATTTGAGGCCATCGACCAGGATGGAGTTCGCCAGATAGGCGACGCCCGCATAGGTGAAGGTCACGTCGATATTGGTATAGGCGAGCGTTGCGCCGCCTTGCAGCGAAAACAAAAAGGCGTCCGCCATCAGCAACTGGGCATCCGGGCTGGCGCGCGCCGCGTTGAGATACGAGATCAGCGCAGTTGACGCGGGCTTCATCTCACTGCCCGCTCTTCACGCTGCGGAATTTCATGCTTTGGAGCTTCCACAGGTTCGACATGAATTCCTCGAATTCCATCTGATCGTCGATGAACCGGCACTGGAAGGCGAACGAGAAATCGGCGGACACCACGACGCCGGCGCCGGGCGGCGTCGTGAAGGTCAGCGTGTTCGGCGTCGTCAGGCCGAAGCTGCCGCCCGATTGCGGCGTGCCATTGAGATAGACATGCGAGACCGCGGTGACCCAGCCGACCGGCTCGGCGAAGCCGCCGAGCGCGCGGACGAAGCTGAAAGCGGTCGTCGCGCCGTCGCCGACGCCGATGCCTTGACTGGTCGCGGAATTATCGTCCGGATCGATATAAAGAAACGTGCCGAACTGGCCCTGCAGCTGCAGGAAAAAACCCATCAGGTTTTGCAGGCTCGACGCGCCGAGCCCGGCAAATCCGCTCGCCGACGAGGTGAGACCATAGGTCGCCTCGAACTCGTAGAGCGGATAGTTCATCAGCGCGATACGCACCTCGCGGCCCGACGCATGCGAGGCGATGCGGGTATTGAACGCGGGCTTCTTGCGGCGCGACCAGGCCAGCCCCGGCAATGTCGGCAGCGAAGGCGGCGTCGTCATGGTGTTTCGCTCCTGTCACGCCCGCGCGCCGCGCAGCCCGAGATGGGCGCCGCTCTTGATGCCGTTATTGATGGCGCGGATCATGTGTTTGGCGTTGTCGTGGAAGAAACGTTCGACGCTTCGCGAATCCAATGCCGAGATATTGACGCTGACCGGGGCGTGAACGGTGCTGCCCATGCCGGCGCCGGTGAACGGTCCCGACGTCTTCGCCGACGGAATGATCTTCTCGCCCTGATGGATGACCGCCAGGCCGCTGCGCACCACGTAATCGGTGCCGACGTCGGCACTCGCCACAAGGCCGATGGCGCCGGCGGCAATGGCGCCGCCAGCCGCCAAGCCGATCGCGGGCGCCGCCGGACCGGCCTCCGGGGCGACTGCCGCCGATACTTCGCTGGCCGTTTGACCGGCCGAGGCGTAGATCGATTTCAGCGCATTGCCGATGACTTCAAAAATGCTGACTTTGCCCGAGGCCAGCTCCGCTGCCGTGCGCGCCGCGGAACCGGTTGTCGTTGCAGCGGTCTTGGCGGTCTCCGTGGCAACATGAGTGGTCAACTCGCTCGCCTTACTGGCCAGAAACTCGGCGGTCGCCTTGATCTGATTCTCGATGAATTTCAGCGCTAGATCGGCGCTGATGTTCTTCATTGCTTTGGACCACGACGTGGTGCCGGCGAGCAGTCCTTTCAATTGCGAGTTTATAGCGCCGGCCACTTGATCGGCGGCCGCTTTCCATTCCTGCGCATATTTCAACGCTGCCTGGTCGTTGGCTTTTTCTATGTCGAGATCCGCCTTTTTCTGGTCGAGGATTTTCTGGTCCTCGATCCGCTTCAAAATAACGGCATCGCCGTTGGCCGCTGCCCTCTGCTTCTCGAGCGCCTTCAGCTGCGCGTCCAATCGCTTTTGGATCGCAGCGATCGTTGCCGCGGTCTTTTCCTCCTCGGTAATTTTATGAAGAGCGAGCGAGGTTTTGAGATGCTCCATCTCCTCCTGATAGGCGATATTGGCTTGCTGCATCTGGCTCCGCATCTCTTCGGCGGCAAGCCGCGCCCCCTGCCGATTGGAAGCCGCGGCGCTGAGCTTGCTTCCCGCCTCGTCCGCGCTGTCGCCCATTGCATTGAGCTGGCCGGACAGCTCCTTGATCGACGCCACATAGGCCGCGACCGACGCCTTGGCGCGGCCAACGCCTTCCTCGAGCCCATCGGTCGAAGCGCCAAAGCTCACCTCGACGCTATTGTCGTTGGCCATCGCGTGCCTCCTGGCTTATTTGATCATTCCGCCCGGGAACATCGCGAGCAGATCGTGATAATTTTTCGAGGCTTGCTGTTTCGGCTTGATGCCGAGATAGGCCGCCACCATCCGCCGCAGCGGCGGGCAATCTGCCCAGGCGCGATGCAGGTCTTCGAGAAAAAACACGTCGACCTGGTCCAAGACCTGATCGCGCGTCCAGTTGAGCTCAATCACGAGGTCGGCGACGAGGGCCCGCCAGTCGAAGGCGTCAAAGCGCTCGCCGCCGAAATTTCCCCCACGGCATCGACCTTTCTGCCGCCGGCCTGCTCGATCACGACCGGTAGCGCGGCGACAAGCTCGGCGATGGTGATGGGCAGATCGAAAAACTCGTCATGGGTCAGCCGCGGATGCGCCCGCCGCAGACCGTGCCACAGCACCTCGGCCAGCGGCATAAGCCGCTCGCCGGACAGATTGTCCATGCCGATGCCGGACAGTTTCGGCACGTAGTCGGCAATGGCCAGGATTTGCCGCAGCGACAACGGCGCCACATGGAAATCCTGGCCGCCGAGCCGCACCGTGCGCGCGGTCGAAAGGTCGATGGATTCGTCAGGCTGGACAGTCACGCCACGTCTCCTTGCCCGCTTGGCGGCCGCATTTCAGCGCGGTTGCCGGCTGTTTAGGGTGTTTCAACACTTTGGAGTGATATTCATCTTAACTGTTGAAACCATTGAAAATACGCTATATTTATAGTCTCAACAGTAGATATGGAAAGATAGAAAAACTGTTGAAATGATTGAATTTCAAGAGCTTAACAGCGACCAGCGGCGCGAAGCGGTCAACACGCAACAGCGCTACGCGGCCTATCGCGAGGCCACCGAACGCGCCAAAGGGTACCGCGGCTCGATGGTCTGGACGCAGATCAAGGGGCGCGATTATCTGGTCCGAAGTCACTACGACACACCAGGAGTCAGGCGACAAATCTCGCTCGGTCCGCGCTCCAAAGAGACCGAGACCATCAAGCTCGACTACGAACGCGGCCGGTCGGACGCACGGGACCGCGTGAAAAACTTAAAAGCCGTCATCGAACGGCAATCGGCGATCAACCGCGCTGTTGGGCTCGGCCGCGTGCCGCTGATCGGAGCGAAGATCATTCGCGCCTTGGATCAGGCGGCAATGCTCGGTTCGGTCATCCGGGTGCTCGGCACCAATTCCATCTATGCCTATGAGGCCGCCGCAGGCGTCCGCATCGATCCCGGCCTGACCAGCACCGAGGATATCGACTTGCTGCTCGATGCCCGCGGCGAATTGACTGTTGCGGCGAGCGAGAACGTCTCGCATCCATCGCTGCTTCACTTGCTGAAAAAGATCGATCGCAGCTTCGAGCGCGGGAAGGAGCCATTCCGCGCCGTCAACGGCGACGGCTACCTCGTTGATCTAATCAAGCCATTGCGCAATCCACCTTGGCGGGATGAACGGCAGCGGGTCAGCGCCGATGCCGGCGACCTTCTGGCCGCCGAAATAGAAGGCCTGGTTTGGCACGAAAGCGCACCCGCTTTCGAGGCGGTTGCCATAGACGAAAAGGGCCAACCTTTACGCATCGTCACGACCGACCCGCGCGTATGGGCCGCGCACAAGCTTTGGCTATCCAAGCGCCAGGATCGCGAGCCGCTCAAACGTCGGCGCGATGAAGCCCAAGCCCGCGCCATCGGCAGCCTCGTCGCACAGTACCTGCCTCACCTGCCGTATGCCTCGGACCAATTGCGAATGCTTCCGAAGCCGGTCTTTGAAAAGGCAGCTCCCCTTTTCAGTCCTTTATAGGCAGAGCTCACCGTCTGGTTCCGCTGCCCTATTCGCTCAAGCTGATGCTGCCGATATTGTTCGACGCGTCCGCGATCGCCTGGAAATCGAACTCGGCGACGGTGAATTTCTGATTGGCGAACGGCAGCGACAGTTTTGGCGAGACGCAGGCGTTGAGCTTCACCACCAAATCCTTGGCAACGCCGAAATAGTTGAAGGTTTCCTTCAACGAGATTTCGAACGTCGGCATCGGGCCGGTGAGCTGGTTGGTGAGGCTGATCTTGTTGCCGGAGGAGACGGCGTAGGTGTAATAGATCAGCACCACCGCGTTATTGTCGGCGGTATTGAAGCTGTAGACCCCGCCCGCAACGCTGTATTGGCCTTGCGCCGGCGACGACGCCACCGGCGCGAGCTGTGCGCCGCTCGAGGCGTAAAACACGCCGTAATCCTCGGCAAAGGTGCCGCTGTTGGCGACGGTGACAGCGCCCGACGCGACGGTGTCGGTCTCGCCCGTGGTCATTTCCAGCATGCTGTTCGCCGCCAAGGTCTGGCCGAGGAACAGATTGTTGATCTGGTTTGCCTGCAGACGCGCGTATTTCGCCTTGCCGGCAATCTTGAATTCGCCACCGCCGGCCGCGACCGGCATATTGTACTGGCCGAGAAGGAACTCGACCTTGCGGTCGAAATCGAGCGAAACCGATTCCAGCGTGCCGAGCAGCGCGGGCGGCGTATTGGCGACGTCGGTGCGCTTGCCGATCAGCGTGCCGGAACCGAAGGCGTATTGGGTCATGGATGTGTCTCCTGGTCAGAGTTTTGGAAATGGGGTGAAGGGCGAGTAGCGAAATGGCGAATGGCGCTCGGAAAGGGCAAAACCCCTTCTCTATTCGCTATTCGCCACTCGCCATTCGTTGTGCCGTTACGGCACCAAAATCTGGAACGGAATCGCGGCGACGGCCTTGCCATCGATGTCGCCGGTATCGATGAACACTGGGCCAAACGAGTAGCAATGAGCGACAAGGCCGCCGAGGGTCTGTTTGTTGCCGTTCATCGTATCGGCGCCACTTGGCGCCACCGCGGCGTCGACGGCGTCGAGCAGCGCATTCATCGCGGTATCCGGCGTGTCCTCCGGATCCATCCCGGCCGAGAGATAGACGAACACATGGGCATTGATGGTCAGCGTCGGCAAACCCTCGTTCTGCCGGCCGCGCACCTCGCCAGTCTTGAGCATGGTCAGAAACGGCATCTGCGTCTCGTTGACCTGATCCCAATGCACGAAGCGCCGGCTCGTCGCCGTGAAACTCGCCGCGCCTTTGATGAGGTCGAAGAAGGCAACGGAAATCTGTTCGCGGGTGACCGTGGTCATCGCGTGTTCCCCGTGAATTGTCGTTCCAATACCCCGTAGCCGCGGCCTTAAGCCGTGAACCTCAGGGCCGGATAATTGTTATATGGAGTCCCAAGAAAAGGCGTCGCAACGCTCGCCTGTTTCCAGAAAATACAGCGCTATCTTTTTCAATTCGTCGAAGGTCAATATATTTCGCGCCGGCACCGGAGTGGGAGTATTTGCCGTGAGAAACTCTACATACCCGCTCATCAAACGTGGTTGAGGTGCAACGGCGACGAGGTACGGCGGATCGCCGTCAGTGCGACTATGTTGGACGCAACCAATCTCACCGCCCATCCCGATCATAAGCTCGAATCCGTTATCGCCCGAGAATCGTCCGAAGAACGGAGCGTTGCTTCGCCTTCTGTTGAGCAAATCGACGAGCGATGCCTCGTCTGCAATAACCTCGCCATTCATTATATCAAATTTGTCCTGCTGATTGACATATTTGATCTTCATGGACCGATGCCTCTAAATTTCACGACCTTACCGCTTGGGAGAACAACGTCTAATGTAGCGCCCGGTGGAAGCATCTTCGGTAGCAATTTGGTGCAGGTATCACATATGTCCGGATTATTTATGTAAAGGGTACCCTGCATGAGTTCTTGATCGCGCATAATAGCGGCAGCGTGGCCTTCTACGTGTGACTTAGTAATCAAGTCGAATCCAGAGCTCTCCGGCGGCATATTTGCTGCCGGGCCATCATATCCGCTTTCCAGTTCAATCGGAGAATGGTTTGGGATATCGAGAATTCCAGAGGTCTTGCCTCCTGTGTATGGCGCCAGTTTTGGCGGTAGGCCGCCCGGAAATGGTAGCTTTGGTTGCGGTTCAACTGTATCGGGCGGTCCGGACGGCGCTTTCGCTGGAGCTTCTGGTGTCGGTAAAGGTTCGCTTGGAGGCGAAACCCGGGGCAACCCTCGCGGAAATGGAAGCTCAGGTGGTCCGCCTTCCCCGCCACCACCGCCAAACTCCGGTCTTTCCCAAGGCTTATGCCTGGGATCCATCATAACCGGCACGACGTTGGGAGCTTCGGGTGCCGTTGTCGCCGGCGCAAACCAACCGGGATTTGGCGGTTCACCGGCGCGCGGATGTTTTGCAGGATCCCAATTCGCTTTGAGCAAACGACTGCGGTGGAGCTCTGAAGCGCGCCGCATAATGTCGTCGGCGGATTCGACGCCTTTCGCGAGCGATGGCGGGTTGGGGAATTGCATCTGCACAGTGGCAATCGCGGCTATCGCGAGATCGCCGCGATTGAGAGCGTTTGCAATGATCGCTAGTGCGCTAGCCTTTGTCGTGACATCGATCGGAAGCCGGTAGCGTGTCGTCAGTTCATGGTTGAGCTCGGTAACCGGCCGAACGGTCCACCAGTTGCCCGCGCCACCAATGTTCGCGCGCTCAAGCAGCGGCACGCCGCCGGCAAAAGCACCTTGCGCATCGCACGAAATGCCACCGTCATCCCCGGTGGCCGAAAGCGAAAACGCGCGCAATCCTCGCAACGTGAGCATGCGGTCGTCTCCGTTCGGTCTTTGCGGATGCAAAAAGGAAAGCCCCGGCGCTAATCTCAGAGGATTGCTTCGCCGACCGCCTCGCTCAATCCCCCAGCAATGTCCTCCGCCATCTCCGCCAACGACGACCGCAGATAAGACCGCTCCGGCGTCGTCACCGCCGGCAGGTTCACCCGTGCCGCGAAAACCCGCTTACCGCCCACCACGAAGGCGAGCGCCTTGGCTTTGTCCGGCACGATCTCGTGCGGCGGAATGGTGCCGCCGAATTCCTGAATCGCGGCGTATTTGACGTCGCCGGATGTGCCGATGCGGACCGAGACGTCGGTCGACGATTCGTCGACCGACGCGATGATCGAGCTCGCCAGCGCGCCGCTCCGCATATTGAGCACGCCGCCGGAAAGCTTCTGCTGGATCTTCGCTTCCAGCGCCACGGCAAGCACGTTGGCCTTGCTCGCGAGCGCCTGGCGCACCCGGTCGGGCATGCCGGCAAGGCTGGCGCTGTAATCGTCGCGCAGATCGAGCTGAAACATCACGCCCCCACCACGCTGCGATACGGATCGAGCGAGGCGCGGACGAAATCCGGAATATCCTTCAGGCTGTACGACGCCGTCTGCTGGCCCTGCACGGTCTGCGCGCTCTGGCCGACGCGAGTGCGGTAGCGATAGCGTTCCGCCACCCATTCGATACAGGCATTGTTGATCGCGGCCGGAATAAAGCCGTAGGAAATCAGCACCGCGGCGCCGGCATCGGCGGCCGCGAACGTGTACACGCCGTTGGCGACCGCATATTCGCCCGCGGCCGGATTGCTCGCCACCGCCACAAGCGGAGCGCCGTTGGCGTAAGTGACGCCGGCATCGCTGGCCCACGGCCCGAGCGGCGCCGCCGCCGCGACGCTATACGGTCCCGGCGAAGCCGGCACGCTCGCCGCTTCGTTCTCGACCGCATAGCCGGCCGAGTAATCGACCACGACGTTTTGCCGGCCCTTGCGAAAGTATGTGCGAAACACATCGAGCGCCTGCGGCCGGCCGGGCGGCAAGCCGTCCCAGGATTCGAGCAAATAGCCTTTGGCGGACGGCATACCGACCGGCGCGGCCGCAGGCACGACGGCCGTGTCGATCAACAACGTGACGACTTGCAGCACCGGATAATGGCGCAGGAACAGGCGCGTCTTGTCGTTGCCGTCGAGCCACTCCATGAACAGCCGCGGCGTCAATGACGGCCGGCCGAGATAAGCGGTGATGGCGCCGCTCACATCGGTGATCAGGCGCGCGATCAGCGCGTCGTCCGACGTGCCTATGCCGCTCGAGCCGGCGAGCCAGGTTTTGACGTCGGCAAGCGTGGCGAGATCGGATGCGGCCATTGTCAATCCTCCGCAGCGGTCTTTTTCGCAGCCGCCCGCGGGCGCCGCGGCGCGGCTTTGGGTTTCTGCTCGGCGCCGGTTTCGACGAAGCCAAAACACTCGATCAACAGCGCGCCGATCCCGGCCTCGACCTCGTAGACGCCCTCGCGCGACGCAATGACGACGCCGGCGACGCAAGGATCGCCGACGCCTTCCGGCGCTTTCAGTTTCATGGCATGCCTCGTGATTTTCAGGTGAGCGCACCGGTTGGCACAGCTCGTGGCTCAGCACGCAGGCGGCCTCGGCACGGCCGGCCGGCTGCCGATCAAGATATCAGAATAATTGGAGCATGATCGTGCTTCGTCCGCTAACAGATGTCGACAAAATAAAAATGTCCGAATGCGTGGGATTCGACATGAAGGTCGAGCCGAAGATTCTTGGTTCTTTCCTTCCAGTCCTCAGATAGCGCATCGGACATTATCGTATCGCCCTCATCATAGGCCAACCCGGTGTTGCAGGGTGTGCTGCCCGACCACCGCCACACGGTAAATTTCGGCTCCGGCAGCTTCGATATTTCATCGAGGTAATAAGGGTACGAAGCAAAAAGATGAATGTAGTCGCCGGCCCTCTGGCCGCCGGGCCAGGCGAAATCAAGACACAATATCACGGCGATCACGCTTAACGGCAACACGAGGGTCGATACCAGCCGGCGCCAAGCTTGCTCATAGAGCCATACCGCGCACAGTGTGACGGCCAGCACCACCACCCCCACCCAGAGCGTGAGGATCGCTGAAGCCACCATTGGCGGCAAAATGAGCCGCCCGAACCAAACGAGGACACAAGCTATCGGAAAGGCAACGGCGAGGATGGCTGGCCAATAAAGGATTCGATCGCGACCTTCGCCTTGCACTTCGAACCTCACTCATCGCTTCGATCGAACGCGCCCGGACTCATATAGATCGTAGCCCCTCAGATTATCCTCAATATCTTGTTTGGTCGAGTGCACGTAAGATTCATCCATCATTTCGCTGGGACCAAATTTGGATTTAAGTGAGGCGTAAAAGTCCGCAAACGCCAGGGCATCCTCCCTGCTGACGCCGGCCGCAGCCATGAAAATACCCGTAGCGATGCTCGTATAGTGGCGGTAATCGCGAACATAGTGTGAGTCGAAGCGTTCGGCGTCCAAAGAGCCGCCATGGATGAATGGAGCCAATTGCGAAGCAATTTTCGCCGCCAGACCGGCCATAGCGCTCGGCTCCAATAGGCCGGCCGCCGCCTGCTTATTGAATTGATGGATATTCGCAGCCAAGGAATGAGCGGCCATCCCCGCTTCCGCGTATTTTTCCGGAAATGACTTCTGCGCCGCTATTTCGGGACAAATATGCCGCGATCGAGGCTCACAAGGCACATGCCGGCATCGCCTGCATATGGCTGCCGGCCCCAAGCCTCAATGGCCTGAAGCATTTTCCGAGCAGCCTCTGGCGCAACAGCGAGTGTCGTCTTGGCCGCCATCAAACGAACCCACAAATTCGGGTGGTCGAAAAGGGTGAGCAGCGCTCGCCGCTGATCGCCGGGTCGCCGTTTCAATTCCTGCTTAACTGCGTTCATTTGCAAATAAAGACGGTTATATTTTGCATTGTCGTCGTCGAACACCGCCTTATCTTCCTCGATGCCGAGCGCTGCGAAGCGCTCGACCAATTGAGCGATGGTGAGATTGTCAAGATCGGTATCTTTCACGGCCTGAGCACTCCAAACCTGATTAGGGCATCGATGCCAACGCGGCGGCGATCCTCCCAACTTTTTCCCCTCAGATAATCCCTCGGCGACAGTTCTCCGAATTCGTCATTCCCTCTGCCATACCAACCGTTGATCTGCCAGTGCTTCAGGGTCGGAATGCGCACCAAGTTATCGGGCCCATCGATTTTCTCATCAGAGAACCCCTCCTTCCTCGCAGGAGTTTGCTCGACGATATGATGGATATCGTATCCAACTTGTGGATTTAGCACATCCTGCTGTAGCTCTATTAGGGTCTTCGGTGGCGAAAGATAGGCACGTATGTACGGTAACGCCCGGGTTGTCATCCAAAAAGCCGCTTGCAAGAGTCGGAGATATCTTCCCGCTACCCCTTTTCCTGCCGTCGCCAGCCAATACGCAGCAGCTTTGATAAAGGCATTGAGACCGTTTGCGGTCGCCGGAGGCCGTGCCGGAATTGGCGGTGGCTCTTCAAGCGGCGGACCTTGGTTGTGGCCCACGCCGGGCGGATCATTTGCCGCGTATTGACCGCCCGGCTTCCACGTATTGTCGGGCGTCGCATCGGAAATGACGGCGCCATCTCCGCCCTCTCTTGTCCACTGTCCGCCATCGGAATTGCCTGCAGGCACACGTGGCTCGTCGGGACTAAAGCCGGCCTTGCGCAAATCAAGAATTAGCTCGTGAACGATTTGCGCGATCAGCTCGCTTTCAGTGTGCGTTGTTGCAGGTTCTGTTTGCCGCCTAACTTGCTCATCCTGTTTCGGCGCGGCGAGCACGCGGATGGCTTTCGCGATCTCAAGCTGTACATGCAGCGTTCGTGGAACAGCGCTCAGGATACGTGGAAGTGAGGGCTTCATGCGCTTGTCCTCCGCGACGAGTCACGCGGGGCCGCTCCGGCGATTTGTGCGGCCGCGAGGCGAGTTGGATGCCGGGTCAAGGCCGCGCATGACGCGGAAAGGCGTGCGAGCGGCCCTTAAGGCGGCCGCTCGCTGCACTCGCGTCCAATTTTTCTTGCAGTTGGACAGGGTCAAACGCGCTCACCCCGCAGCGATATTGGCAATCACCGCCATGGACGGCGAGAAATAGTGCTGCAGCACCTCGTCGGCATAAACGCCAATTTCGCAGCAGTAGTGGGCGATAAACTGCTCACTACCTGTATTTTCCGTGCCTGGCGATACTCGCTTCCACCTCGACATTTAACTCCGGATGCGCCGCCAACGCCTTGTTGATCAGCGCAACGCCAATCGCGTCGATCGCAGCTGCGATCCCACGCGAATAATCCTTGTATTCTTCGGGACTGCATCGCTGCTTCAGAATCCCCAGAAACTGCTGCAGTTCTGAGCTGCTGCGAAACGCAGTTTTGATCATATCTCGCGCTAAATCGACATCCACGTGCGACCTCAGCCAAGGATTGCCCTCAGGCGCCCATCCGTCCGCGCCCGTTAGTCACCGCCCGTTGTAATGATGACCTCGCCGATGGCTTCCTTTCCCCAGGGATTTTTCTCGCTGAGCTCACGTCCTCCATTCGAGGGAGTCCGGAGGTGAAGGTGGCCGCTGGATCGAACCTTCTCCAGAGCCGCGATCAAGGTCGCCAACCCTTCGCTGTCACAAGAAATCTGAATCGCTCGCCCTTCGTTCGCAAGCTCAAAACTCAGCATCTGATTCTCCAGTCGCGGCGGTGACAATTTAGTAAGATACTTTGAATTTAGTCGATTTAATAAGCCACACGGTCGCTGGCAATCCCTGCCGTAAATTTTTTATCCTGGAATTAATACGGGTGCGGTTGGAAAGACTGGGAATGGTTCGATTGGCAGAATGGGCTCGGGGATGACTGGAATAAACGGATTGGGCGTCCAAGGGGGCTGGTCGCCATTGGGATCAGACAACGACTGATCCGACTCTGGTTGTCTCTTTTGTGTGGGCCAGGGTTTCTTCGAGTTTGGAGGCCATCTGTCCCCATCGTCCGTGTCCCAGTGCCGCCAGTGAAAGTCATCCTCCGGATGCACGGTGAACCTTCTACCATCCGGATCTTCCAGCCAGTATGTACCGTTCGGCCATTGGCCCTGTTTCCAGGTATTTGGATCGTAGCCTGGCGGAGGCGGAGGAAAATACGGACCACCTGCAACTACTATCTCACCATCCTTAGGTCTGAACTGTCCTCCCTTGCCGTCGGGTGTTCGTGCCGGCCAGCCGGGATGTACTGGATCATCGACCGCCGCCTTCGTGGCCTTCGCGCTTACCGCGCGAGATCGTGAGCGCGTCAATAGCCACTGGCGACATGCCTCGCGGAGCTCTCGTCCGATTTGCTCGTCCAGCGCGCTGATCTGCGCCTTTTCCGCGCACGACGGAGGTTGCACGTGCTTGTCCAAGAGCGTGTGGATTGCCTTGACGATCTCGAGCTCCACGTGCGGCAATCGCGGCACGGCGCTCAAGGTGCGCGGCAGCGGTGGTTTCATGTGCCTGATCTCGTGAGGACGTCATTGTCGGCATGACCCGGCAATCCACACGGCGACAAAGCCACATGGATGCACGGGTCACGCCAACGCTTGACGGACGAGGAAGAGCCGAGAAAATGCGGGGCAGACTTACCCCGCTGCGATATTGGCGATCACCGCCATGGACGGCGGGAAATAATGCTGCAGCACCTCGTCGGCATAGACGCCGGTCTCGTAACGGCGCGCCCGCGGCGGCCATTCGATCTGGTAGTAGTCCTGCCGGGTGCGCACCTGCACGACGTTGCCGACGTTCGACAGCGGATACGGCAGAGTGCGCGAGGTCATCAGCAGCGCGCCCGCCGGCATGTTGGGATGCACGCGGATGTCGAGCACTTTTGGGCCGGCCATGGAGAACTTGTTGAGATAGAATACTTGCCGCCTCGGCTAATCGCGAGGTCGACGACTTACTGTGTCAGCAGACGAGTTGCTACAAATGCGCCGTGTGAATCCGCCTACTCTTCTTGGCCGTCGGCGGGGTTGCCAACGGATGCCCCTCCGTCCAAGTCCAACTCGTATTGGAAATCTTCGGCTCGCTGGCAAACAGATTGCTCGCTTTCTTCTGATCAACTCGAGCACTTCGCACAAGAGAGCCATCGGGCGCGTAGAACACCTGCTCCACCGGATTGATGCTGGGAACGGGCACTGTATCTTCGTCCGAGCCGGGAGCTCTGTACCGCGTGGTGCAGCCCGTAGTCGCCGGCGGTTTATAGTCAAGCTGCGTCTGATCATTATAAGATGCGCTGACGATCTGAGCAGCAAGCCCACTCCCTTCCCGTATGGAGTGCTTTTCGATTGGGCCGGACCCCGGAACGGCCTTGAATTCGACGTAACGAATAAGCGGGTTGCAATTTGAATAGACGCTCGCAAACTGAAAGCGCCCAACAACCGGATTAACTAACGCCGATAATCCCTCCCCGGTTTGATAGACTCGATCGATTTCGAGCCCTTTGGCGTTTTCGTCGCGAGTTTTCGGGTCGATCAGCCCTGCGGCGATGACGGGCGACGAGTCGAATGCAAATACCTTAGCGATGCGGGGCTCTTTGGTCGCAGGATCTTTGGTTGCAGCAAGAGCGACAAATTGCGCCAAGCCGCCGCCAAGCGAGTGCCCAACCGTAACAACCTGCGGGCGACGCGCCGCTCTTCGATAGCAATCCAGCTTGGTTATCCTTTTAATGATGGTATCGATATTGCGACGCAGTTGATGATAATAATCGTCGGTCTCGTAGTTGCGTCGCGAGACGAAGCTCCTGACCCAGTTAACAGCTTGTGTTACTGGCTCACCGTTTGTTTCCCAATCAGCACCGGACGATCCAACTGTGCCACGAAATGCAATGCTGACCTCGCTGCAAGCATCGTGCTCAACGTGGGGATAACGGGTGCGGGCCCAGACCTGAAATGCGGGTCCTTGCGAGAAGGGTTGTACCCCACTTTCTCGATATGCGTTCATGCAATTTGCATCGGAAGTATCGTAGCACGTCAAGTAGGAATCGCTCCCGAACTGGTATTGCCATGCCTTTAGATATGCCCATGCGCGCCCAGTTGTTTCTTCATCTGGCGTGTACGGACTTACGGCAAGAGCGACGTCAGCGCCGTTCAGCGACGGATCGCCGCCACTTTGGAATGGATTGTCCGACCGAGTGAAATTTCTTAGCGTGCCATCGAACGCCGCGACAGATATATAGGCCGCGGCCGCCTGGAGGGCGTACGGCGCATAATAGCGAGCACACTTCGCTGCAGGCGTCGCTTCAATCCAGAGCGGCTGGTCAGTACTCTTGCATTGCGCGACTGCCGGTTGAGCGTGCCAGGTCAGCCCATATGCCGCTGCAACAAGAACCGCACGAAAAGCCACATTCGAAAAAGCGGGCATGATCGACCCCCAGTCGACTCAGGCGTGTATACGACCATAATTTGCAACTATATGCAATGACACCCCCAAGAATGGGTGAATAATCCGGCGCCGGGGGACGAGCCTTGTAAGATGCCGCGGGGCTGCTGAGGCTAGTGGCGTGATTTGTCCGAACGCAGCCCCGAGAAAAATCGAATGACGACCGCAACAACCACGTAGACTATGGACGTAGCGAGCGCGATCACGACTCCAGTGATCACAAGCTTCGGGTTCACGGTATTATGCGCAACGTCGCCCACGTTGCCTCCGAACATCAGACATGGTCCGACACCGCCCTCATTCGGCTGACAATTGGCATTGGCCAAATGGGCAATCGACAGCAGCGGACCAAAGTAAGGGAGCACCGCAAATACAAGAGTCACTGTCAGTCCCAGCAACAGCCGGCTGACAAGGCGTCGCCAACCGAAGGTGATCGTCAAATAGCACAAGCAGAGCCAGAACACGGCGATCCCATAGTCGCCCATCCAATCCGCCACCCAAACCGCTGCCTTCAATATCTTGGCGATGATGTCACTTAGTGGCACGTTGCTGATCGTGCAGACGACCTTGTCAGTGACCTCACACCCTTTGAGTTTGGCCAAGACCGTGACGGCGTATATAGCGAGCTCTGGAACAAACGGCAAAACGATAAGCAACAGCAAAACGAGCCGCCACCAGCGGCTGCGGAGTTGTTTGTCCGTGATCGTATTCATCTGAATCGGCTTTCCTGATTCTTTATAGTAAACAACGCTGCTCGGCGAGCGGTTTCCGCGACTAATCGACAACCGGGTATGCAAAACATCGCCGCTGGCTCGTGCGTACATGCGGGAGTGCTGCCGCGCCACAGCGGGCTTGTTCCAACATTCGTATGCGGCGAGGCAGCGCGGATGCGCGGGTCAAGCCCGCGCGTGACGAGGAGAGGCGCGAGCGGCCCTCCTCCCGAAAGAGGAGACGACAACCATTATCCCGCTGCGATATTGGCGATCACCGCCATGGACGGCGGGAAATAATGCTGCAGCACCTCGTCGGCATAGACGCCGGTCTCGTAGCGCCGCGCCCGCGGCGGCCATTCGATCTGGTAGTAGTCCTGCCGGGTGCGCACCTGCACGACGTTGCCGACGTTCGACAGCGGATACGGCAGAGTGCGTGAGGTCATCAACAGCGCGCCCGCGGGCATGTTGGGATGGACGCGGATGTCGAGCACTTTTGGCCCCGCCATGGAGAACTTGTTGAGATAGGTGCGCACCATGACGCCGCCGCCGAGCGCGCCCTGATCGGCATCGAACACGAAACGCTGCGCCGCATTGGTATTGCCGGCCAGGATCTTCTTCGACAGGTCGTTGGCGACCTGCGAGCCGACCCACATGGTGTCGGGCGAGAGCCGGTAATTGTCCCAGCGGTTCTTGAGCGCCGCATCGATCTCGACGACGACGCCGGCGCCGTCGCCGGTCAAGGTCGAGCCGGCCCCGGCGGTGCCGGTGGCGAGATATTGCACATAGGCGTTGGAGCCGGACTTGAACGCCTGGTAGAGCAGGCCGTCGAACACCAGCGCATTGGTCGAATTGTCCGAGCCGAGCGCGGCCGCAGTCTGCGTGCCGGCCGCGTTCGCGGTGATCACCAGCGAATTGATGGTGGTGATGGCGCCGAGCACTTCGGAGCCGGCCGCGCCCCAGAACCAGGCATAGCCCATGGCACCGGTCACCGGCGCGACGCTGGTGGCGATCGAGCCGGAAGTGCCGGACGAGATCGACGCCGTGGCATTGGCCGATTTGCCGGCCGCGCCGCCGCCGAACGTATCCGACGAACCGTCGGCATTGCTGCGCGTGATGGCGCCCTGGATGCCGCCGGTGATGGAGCCGTTGACGATGGCGTCGAGCGACAGCGCGACGCAGATGACGCTATAGGGGCTCGCCGCGGCAGTGAGGCTGCCGCCGGAGGTCGACGGCGCCAGCGACGGCGTCGGCGTGGTGCCGAGCGGCACCGACGTGTTGCCGCCCAGGATCAACAGCTCCTCGCCGAGCATGCAGGCTTCGAGACCTATTTTGGCGCCGATCGCCTTGATGTCGTCAAAACCCATGCCGGCATATTGCGCCTCGAAGTCGACCGAGGTTTCGATGCCGATGCCCTTGTAGGCGGCGCTATAATCTTGCGTCGCCACCGCGCTGACGCCGCCGCGGTTGCCGCCGGAGACGCCGATGCGAAGCCCAGTGGTGTTGATGCCGGTCACCGCGCGCCAATTGGCCTGGATGCCACCCTTGCCGGAGACGCGCGGGATCTCGTTGCGCAGCGGCGTGAGCATCGGATAGACGAATTTGGCGCCGGTCTCGAGGTCGTAATAGGTCAGGCCCGAGGTCGGCGAATTCGATTCCGAAAACGTCGTTTTGGCCAGCGGATCGCCGGGCAGCGGATTGGCGTGCGCCTTCTCGATCTCGCGCAGGAAGCTGCCGGCATTGGTCAGCGCGGCGCTGTAATCCTGCATGGTGTGCGGCAAGGCCGACTTGGCAAGGAAGTGCGGAAGGTTGGGCTGATACATGGTGTGGTTCCCGTGGTTGGTTGGTTGGTTTTCAATCTGAAAGTTTCACCTCCCCCTGCAGGGGGGAGGCCGTCGCGCACAGCGCGACGGGTGGGGGCAAGTACTGAAAGTGCGGTGGACGTCCCCACCCGGCCGCTTCGCGGCCGCCCTCCCCCTGCAGGGGAGGGTTTAGTCTCGGCGCGGACGAAAACCCGGAATCGCGCGCATCGGCTGCGATTGCGCCTTACGGATCGCGGCTTCCGCGAGCGCTTCCAGCGCGCCCGGCTGATCGAGCAGCGCTTCCGGCTTGGGAAAGATCGAGTCCTCGCTTTTCTCGGCAACGCGCACCGAAGTGGTGCCGAGCGGCAGCGGCTGTGCCTCGATTTTCTTCACGCGTGCGGCCAGCTCATCCACGTGCGAGGTCACGGCCTGCATCGCCTTGGCCAAAGAGCCATCGAATACCTTTGCGAGCTTTGCCGTCCCATCGTCATCGGCAGCTTCCGCGGCACCCTCGCCGGCCTGCGGTGAGAATTTCGGCCGCGTCTCGACCTTGGCGCCGGCGACCGGCCCGGCCGCTGCGCAGCAATCCGGATCGAGCCCGACCAGGAGATCGTGGGTTTGTTTGATGCGCTCCTTGTCGGCCTTGGAGTGGCGCGCGCCGATCTTGGCGAGACCCTCGGCCAGCGCGGCGGACACGGGATTGTCCTTGAACTTGCGCAGCTCGGTCGAGCCGTCGGCCTTGATCACCGCGAAGGTCGCTTCCGGCAGGCACGGGTGATCGACCAGCGACACCTCCATGGGCTCGGCGGTGTAGCGCATTAGAGCCGGCTCGTCGGGATCCGGCCAGCGCTTCAGATACCGTCCGCCTTGCGAGAAGCCGGTATAGACGCCCTGCTCGACTTTTTCCCACTCGGCGTCGTCGACCACCTTGCCGCAGATCTCGATGCGCTTGTGCTCGTCGTTGAAGGCGATCTCGACGAGCTTGCCGGCCGCTACGTTGGAATGCATGGCGCGCAGATTGCCGAGACTTTTGCCTTCCGTGGCGGACGCGAATTTGCGCGACCATTTCTGATAATGCGGCTTGGTCGAGGCATAGTCGCAAACTTCGCCGGACACATCCGGCTTCTCCGCGGTGACGACGCCATAAACCAGGCGCTGCGCCGCATCGATCTTGGTAATGGGAACGAAGATGTTCATGTCGTCCATTGCGTACTCCTTGTTGCGTCGTTGCCGCGCATGGGTGTGGACCGAGGCGGGTTGTGCCCCGGTCGAGCTTGAAGCTTATCGGGCGATCTTTGCGGAAAACGGATGGTGCGTGTTGCAATCGCCTCGTCACGCGCGACGAGGCGGCGGTCGTCAGAAAATTCTCACGAACGATTGCCGTACGTGCCGACTATTACGGCGTCGCCTGTGGCCGCCACCCAATAAAATGGCACAGGTGGCTGGGTGATAACCCGGTGACGTCCTTGCCCTGAAGTCTCGCGAGACATGGCCCGGAGAGCGTGCCGCCTTCATCATCGGATGGGATTTTTAAGCGTCATAACCTCATGTGCGCGACAAAGAGGGCATTGCATATGCCGATCAGTTATCTCAGCATCGCCGGCATCTATAATTTGCAAAATTCCCTGACCGCAAATTGGGCACGCGACCGCGGCTTTCGGATCGACCGCCAGAATTTTCGCCGCCTCGATCCAGCGCCGCCGTTGGGCGTTGACTTGTTCGATCATTGATTCATGACTCCCGATCGAAGGACTTTGTCTACAAACTCTCGAGCGGCGTCTAACTCGAGCGCCGCTGATTCACCTGAATGGAGAGCGGTGGTTCCCGCCGTGGAATTCGGCCTGTACAGCTCGCAATCCAACGGCTGCATGCACACACTGCGGCCTACGTCATTTGACGGGGTCTGTAAGCGTCATGACGTTGTTCGCGCGACAGACGACGCATTGCATATAGCGGTCAAGTTTCACATCATCCTGGCGGGCATCGATGACTTGCAAAGTGCCCTTGCCGCATTCCGGGCAAGCGACCGCGGCTTTGGGATCGACCGCCAGAATTTTTGCCGCCTCGAGCCAGCGCCGCCATTCCGCGCTGATTTCAGTCATTGACCCATAACTCCCGATTGAAGGATTTTTTTCGCGAATGCCTGAGCAGCGACAGTTTCGACTGCGCTTGACTCGCCTGAATGGACACCGGTGGCTCCCGCTACCGTGGTATTTAGCCTGTACAGCTCTTGCAATACCGTTGCTTGCGTTTCTTGCGGCGTCGCAAAGGCCCCTGGACCCATTGAAAAGCCATTTCCATTGAAGTTGGTCATGGCCGATATATTGGGGGGTATATTCGGTTCGTACTGAATTGTTCGGCCGCCAATCGTCACGGTGCTCTCTTGTTCGGCCAAATACGCCGCTCGAAGCTGCGCAAACTCTTGTGAGCTCAGCACGCTTTGCGCTTCATTGACGGTTATACCTTCGATGGCTGCCGCCAGTCGAGCGCTGTCCGCGGCCCGGGAGGCATTGACCGATTGTTGGACCGCGGCGGCCTCTTCCTCGGTGATTCTGCCCGTCGCAACAAGTCTTTCCAGGGTTGCCGCCAGGCCTACCGCCGGAGGAATGTCGTTGACAAGTTGAACCCTTCCCGAATCCGTCCCCTGCCAATACGGATTGTCGCCGGTTGCCGTGGCGTCCGTCTGCGTATCGGACGCCAGTTGAGCATAGTGGCGCGTCTTCGGCGTATCGCCTACGGCATGGGACGTGTCTCCCGGCGATCCGCTCCCGTCCGCCGTCGTCCATTGCCCGCCCTTCGAATTTCCGGCCGGCACGCGCGGCTGATCGGGACTGTACTTTTTCAGCGCCGCCCGCAGCTCCGCTTTCGCCAGTACCGCGGCCTCTTCGAAGGCCTTTCGGATGTCAGCGGCAAGCAGCTCGAAATCGCGGCGGATCGCGGCGATTTCGGCGTGGCGCCTCCGCAGCAGCTCGCCCTCGTCCGGGCCCGCCAGCGTGCGGATCGCTTTGGCGATTTCGAGTTGCACGTGCAGCGTCCGGGGCACGGCGCTTTCGATGCGCGGCAGCGGCGGTTTCATGTGCTTGATCTCGGTGTGGAAGGCTTTCACGGCGCATGCGTGTTGGCTTGTCCGGTGCGGTGTGCGCTCCGGTCAGAGGGCAGTTCTGGATTCGGCTGAAAGCTCGAAGAAAAAAGCGGTAGGGCGCCAGAGCGTCCGCGGACGTCATGCCCAGCAGACGCAGCGATGCCTAGTAGAGACCGACAAAATAAAAATGGCGAAACACCGGCGGCTCACCGCCGTAATGCACGCCGAGCCGATCGGCTCTTTCCTTCCAAGACCCGGACGGGTGATCGGACGTTATCTGGTCGCTCTCGTCGTAGACGACACCGTAATCTCCCCGATAGCCGGGCCCCCAATCCCACACCATGAACCGCGGCTCATCGGTAGGCAGCTGCGATATTTCGAGGCGATAAACGGGATACATGACGAAGAGATGCACGTAGTTTCCCACCATTCCCGGCAAGCCAAGATACATGAGAACGCTCAGCGGCAAGATCATGGTGGATAACAGTCGCCGCCAGGCGCACTGAAATATCGATGCGATGCAAAACATCGCAGCGATGCTGGCCGACCAGAGCCAGCCTAAAAGGCCATAGAGTTCTGAAAATTCAAAGCCTGAGAGCGTGATCCAAACGACAACCAAAATTAGCGGCCAATAAAGGAATCGATCCTTAACTTGGACGATTTGAGGATCACTAGCGACCTTCATGTCGGCCTTCATCGCCTGCTCTGCCGAATGCGTCCAGACTCATACAGATCGTAGCCCCTTAGGTTATCTTCGACACCCCGCTGTGCCGTCGGATCACTCAGCGCCACCAGACAAAAACCACGACGAGAACACTCAACGGCAAGGTTACCGCAGAGAGCAACCGACGCCACGCGCGATCGCATATCGCCGAAATGCAGGCTACGACACCGGCCCCCGCTGATATCAGCCAACACAAAAGTATTTCGAGCGGCGCAAAGTCCAAACCTGGTCCTGTGCGGTCGTACGTGATGAAAAGCCAAGACCAAAAGACAGCCAGTATAGTCGGCCAGTAGAACACCCGATCCTTGATCGGGATGATTTGATCATCGCTCGCGGCTTGCATATCGGACTTATTCCCTACTTTGCCGAATTCGTCCGGACTCATAGAGATCATAGCCCTTTAGATTATCTTCGACATCCCGTTTGGACAAGTGTGGGTAGACTTCGTCCCTCGGATCACCAGGATCAAATGTAGAAAACTCCTTAGCATAAGCGTCCGCAATTGCGAGGAAATCCTCCCTGCTGACTCCAGCGGCCGCCATAAAGACGCCGGTCGCAATACTCGTATAGTGGCGATAATCGCGAACATAGTTGTAATCGAACCGTTCGGCATCGAAAGAACCACCATGGAGAAATGGCGCCAATTCCTGACTGATTTTCGCCGTCAATCCGGCCAAAGCTTGTTCGTTAGACTCATTTGGCTCGTTAAGCTCGTTCTGCACCGCCTGCTTGAATAAACGAATGTAGTCGGCCAAGTGCGACGCGGCCCCTGCCTGTGCATATTCTTCCGGCGGCAGGTCATCCGGCCGAAGCATTGGCTTGCCTTGATCATCGAGAATCGGCCGGCCCGAACTGTCCAGGAATTGCAGCGGATGCTTCGGATGATCGGCCGGAATTTCGCCCGCCCCAATGGGGTGATAGGTTCGCAGTTGAGGTGGCACCAAATTGGCCAGGCGGCGCCGCAAATCTTCCAGGTGTCGTGAGAAAAAATCGCTTACCGATCCGCTTCCGCCGTCTTTGGTCCACTCTCCTCCGCCGGGACTGTACTTCGGCTTACGCGGCTCTTCAGGGTCATAATCTTTGACTAGAGTTCGCTTTGCGATGCGGGGCGCGCGTCGCGCGTCCGCTCTTTTTTCCTCCTCCGCATTCACCTCAATCGGCACATAGCCGGTGGCGGGCGCCATCGGCCGGCTGGAGCTACGCTCTTTCAGCGCTTTCCGCACCTCCGCCTTTGCCAGCGCCAGGAATTCCTCACCGGCCCTGCGAATGTCGCGGGGGAGCGCCTCCAAGTCGCGGCGGATCGCGGCGATCTCCGCGCGGCGCTGCCGCAGCAGTTCGTCCTCGTCCGGCCCGGCGAGCGTACGGATCGCTTTGGCGATTTTGAGTTGCACGTGCAGCGCCCGGGGCACGGCGCTTTCGATGCACGGCAGCGGTGGTTTCATGTGGTTTGATCTCTGCTGGCGGAGTAGGTGCGAGCGTCTTGAAGCTCTCGCCGGGCACGAACTTGGCGCGGCAGCGCTTGGCGAGGTCGCCGGCGAAGCCCCAAGCCCGTTCGCTTATCGCCGATATGCAGGCTATGACGCCGGCGCCGACCGATATCAGCCAACACAGAAGGATTATGAACGGTGAAAAATCCAAGCCTGGCTCGTAGTCATGCATCATGAGGAGCGTGGCCCAAACGACGGCCAGCACGATCGGCCAATAGAGAATTCGATCGATACTTACGCCCGCACGTCGGCACTCATTATCGTCCCGATGAGGCCCGTCCGAAACGACATAGCGTATGTCCATTATTCTGGTTTTGGAAACGGCGCTTGTCGAGCTTCGTCGTCGCAACGGTGCTCTCTTGCTCGGCCAAATACGCTGCTCGATCGAGCCACACTGCAATTACTTTTCACGCTCACCAAAGCTAAGATACGGACGCTGCCAGGGGATTTGAGGCGTAATGTGAACTTACAAAAAGCAACGCCTTCTTTTCGGCGTCAGTTAATTTGAACCGCTCTGGCTCTCGGTCGGGTCGGTATTTCTGATACTTTCGATCCAGTTCCAGGAAAATATGGCGGATTTCCGCGGGAAGGGGAGCCACTGAATCTATCACGCACGGAACGCCTTTATCGTCAGCCACTGTTACGCCGGTCCTTCGGTCAAACTCAAGATTTTCCTGTGTGGTCACGCGCCTGGCTTGAATGGTGGTTTGGTCGATGGACAGTACCAAACAAATCAAACTCGCCCCGCTAGGGGATTCAGCATGAAAAATATCGCCGATATCAAGTTTGGCCAGCAACGTTTTGCGATCAAACATGATTTTGTCATCTCCGCAGAAGATAGGGACTCAAAGTCAGAACCTTCTCCTTGGACGGCTCATTCTGTATACCTAACACTTTGACCGCGCAATCCATGCAAAGCGCGTGACCGCTTACGCTATACATTGCTGTTGCGCCATAACTGCCTCCGCTTTGACATCCTCCTGCGAAGCCTTCACAGCGCAGGTCTCCGCCTGCAGCAAGTTGAACATTGGGGACGTTGGATTGATCAGCGCCATCGGCAGAGCCGCCCCTATTGGAGGAGCCCCTTACATTATCGACGGAACCGCTTGCGCCTTCGGGCGTCCACTGCCCACCATCGGGACCGCCGGCGGGCACGCGCGGTTGGTCGGCGTTGTATTTTTTCAGCGCCGCCCGCAACTCCGCTTTCGCCAGCGTTGCGGCCGCCGCGAAGGCTTTGTGTAGGTCGCGGGAAAGCGCCTCCAAATCGCGGCGAATCGCGGCGATCTCCGCGCGGCGCTGCCGCAGCAATTCATCCTCGTTCGGCCCGGCGAGCGTGCGGATCGCTTTGGCGATCTCGAGCCGTGCGTGCAACGTCTGCGGCACGGCGCTCAAGGTGCGCGGCAGCGGAGGTTTCATCCTTGAATCCTTGCATTGGTTATTGCCAGCCGCGGCACCGAAAACGCAAAGCAGATGATGCGGGCGAGCCACTCGTCGAAATCGTCCTTGTGCTGCGGCTCTTTGGTCTGGACGACCTTATCCGCCGTCTCGCCGGGCCCGAATTTTGCCCGCCGGCGCTTGGTCAGGTCGCCGGCGAAGCCCCCTCCCTAACCCTCCCCCGCATGCGGGGGAGGGTTAGGGAGGGGGCATCCTGTAACCGATTGATCTGGTCCGGCGTCCAGCCCTGCGGCAGGCCGATCAGCGCGTCGGGGATCGAGCCTTCGCCGTAGTAGTCGAACTGCTGGAGTGTAAGAAAGCGCTCGATCTCTCCGCGATCGCTACCTCATCATTCTCGAGAGCGCTCCGGTTTCAATTGCCGCCGAAGATTATCGGCTATCGAGCGAAGTTTGGGATCAGGCCCTTCGTATTGCACTGCCTCCACCGCATCGCGAAGCTTGGCCTCTTGATCATCAGACGCGCCACCATCGTTTGCGGACGCAATTACAATCGAGACTTCAACGTCATTGCCGTTGTGCCGTTTTCGATAAATGCGTCCTTCCGCGAGCATACCCCTTACCAATTCGACATGGTCATGAACCTCTTTCGGCGCCGCTGAAAGGCCAGAAATTCGGACGGTATACGGCGGTTCCACAGCATTGATTCCGCCCAAAATCATCGAATCGACCAAAGCGTCAGGGCTCTGGCCGTGCCGAGCCGGCGCACCAATCGAGGCGAGGAGCGCATGATAAAAATCGCGCACCGTTTTCCATTTTGTAGCATCAAGCTCGATGGTTCGCATGATCCCTACTCGCCGCGCGGGTTCAGGTTGAGACGATAGAAACTGCGGTAATGATTGTTGGTGTAATACATCGCTCCAATACCAGCATCAATCACGATTCTGCCAACGCCTCTGCCGGCGCCAAGTCCCGGTACATCGAAAGCAATATACCCGCTCGCGCTAGGAGGTTGAACAGCGCCTGTCTCATAGTGCGGTCGGTTCTCGTAGGCATGCGGATACAACGTGCTGAAGTCTTGATTTAATATAAGAGTCAATGCGTCTGCAATATTTTGCTGTTCATCCGGCAATATCGGACCGTTCAATCCTTTTGGATCCAACGGATCCTTTCCTGGCGGACGTGCAATCGTAAACCCGCGAGGCGTGACCTCGTTCTGTGCAAGCCGCGGACCGTTGTCAGAAGCGTTAGCCTCGCCGGTACCGGTCTCATCCGTCAGCGTGCCGGTATCTATTGCGGCGTATCGTTTGGGCGACTCCGACCCAACGCCCGCGGCGTTAGAACTATCTGCCGACTATCCGTTGCCACCGTCGCTCGTCCACTGCCCGCCATCGGGATTGTCGGCGGGCACGCGCGGTTGGTCGACGCTGTATTTTTTCAGCGCCGCCCGCAACTCCGCTTTCGCCAGCGTTGCAGCCGCCTCGAAGGCTTTGTGCAGGTCGCGGGAAAGCGCCTCTAAATCGCGGCGGATCGCGGCGATCTCCGCGCGGCGCTGCCGCAGCAGTTCGTCCTCGCCCGGCCCGGCGAGCGTGCGGATCGCTTTGGCGATCTCGAGGCGCGCGTGCAAAGTCTGCGGCACGGCGCTCAAGGTGCGTGGCAGCGGAGGCTTCATCCCTAAATCCTTGCATTGGTTGTTGCCGGTCACGGCACCGAAAACGCAAAGCAGATGATGCGGGCGAGCCACTCGTCGAAATCGTCCTTGTGCTGCGGCTCCTTGGTCTGCACGACTTTGGCCGCGGTCTCGCCGGGCACGAATTTGGCGCGGCGGCGCTTGGCCAGGTCGCCGGCGAAGCGGCCACCCGTATCGGCTGAAATGTCGCTACGTTTCCGGCTTCTCGTGGCGCGGCCGAGCCCCGGCCTTGGTAGTCAAATCACGGTCGACTTGTTCCCAGATTGTCGTCAGAAATAGACGCGCTCCGTCTATCCCTTGGTGCCCGACGATCCAGAAGTTGCTGTCGGTCGAATTCCAAAGTTCCTGCAAATCCGCTTCGTCCGGCTTCTGCAGCAGCAAATCGGCCAGAAATTCTCTTAAAACGATTTTGCCCCCACGATCGAAGCGCAATAAAACCGTCGCAATCCATTCTCGTTCGTCCTTTTTACCGCGCGGGCCTTCCGCGCCAAATAGCACAGCGAACGAATAAAATTCGCGAGGCGCCTTGATCTTCGTATTTTTCATAAAAGAACTCTACCCACACTGGATCAAGTTCGATGATTTGCATGATGACCAAGCAACCTATAGCTGCCCCTTCGCTTTCAGCTTTTGCGTGAAGTCGCACAGGGCATCGTACTGCTCCTCGGTCTCGATATAGCCAAATTCTCCCACCGGGGACGTAATAGGATGAAGATTAACACCAATACCGTCCAGGAATCTTTTTACCTCTTGATACACCTGCTCATTGGGCCATGTGAATCTCGTTTCGACTCCGTCGGGCGCGGTATAGAGGACCATTTTCAAGTTCGTCATCGCTATCACCGGTCAATGAGTTGCCTGCACCAGTTTATTGAGTTCGCGTTGTCACTTCTGCTCCACGGGACCAGTGCGAGGATAGGCTGTAACAATTCTGTACCCGCGGGGCCTGGTCGGGTCATATTGTATCACTACGCCAACTCCATCGGTCACTCGCATATAAGGCTCGGTATCGGGGCTGGGCCGATACAGTTCCCGGCCAGTCACAGACCCGGGAGTGTCGAGCGTGATAAGCCACTGATTCCTCACAATTCCACTGGCAACAGCAGCGACCTCGGCAACATTCTTCAGCGCGCCGAGTGCGCTATTGACCAAATAGTTGGCACTTTCAATCGAGTCAAATGATCCCTCGCGCCGATCGTACACACCGGCAGAGCGCCAAGTCTTGCCAATCATTTGCGCTAATAGTTCCACATCGGATTTTCCGACATGCTCGCTGATAGCGTGTCCTCTACCGATAGGCGCTTCTTCGTCGCGCAAGTCGACGGGTTTTTGTTGCGACGAATCATTGGCCGCCAACTGGGTTTTGGGTTCCGCCGAATCGTCATGTGCATGCGAATTCGATGGTGTACCTGGCGTCTCGTCCGTCAGCGTGCCGGTATCCCGCGCGGCGTATCGCGTGGGATGTTCCGACCCATCGCCTGCGGCATCCGAGGAGCTTAATGGCGATCCGCTGCCACCATCGCCCGTCGTCCGCTGCCCGCCGCCGGGATTGCCCGCCGCCACACGCGGCTGGTCGGAGCTATATTTTTGGACGGTCGGCGCGCTTTTTGCGCCCTGCCCGTTCCCACCGGCCGTCTGTTGTCCCGCATTGGCCTCAATCGGCACATAGCCCGTAGCGGTGAGCACCATCGGGCGGTCGGCGGCGGCGTTGTCGAAGGGGTCGAGGCCGAGGGCGTCGCGCATCTCGTTGAGCGTGAGCGCACCGACTTTCAGCCGGCCTTCGAGCACCGTCTCGGGGTCGCCTTCGTCCTCGTCGAGCCAATGCAGCTCGAGATCGGGCGAGGCGAATTCCTCCGCCACGATCTCGTCGATCAAATCCTTGACCCACTCCTTGGTCGGCTCGAGGCCCTCCTCCTCGGCCTGCGCCGAATGGTTCTCCGCGGTGGCGCGGTTCATCACCTTGGTGGCCCATTGCGGCGGCACCGAAAAGGCAAAGCAGATGATGCGGGCGAGCCACTCGTCGAAATCGTCCTTGTGCTGCGGCTCCTTGGTCTGGACGACTTTGGCCGCGGTCTCGCCGGGCAC